AACTGGCGCGAACTGGCCAGATGACGACAGAAGGCAACCAGTTGACGTAGTGCATAATTATGCAGACATATACAGGCCGCGTTTAGAAACTGTTTGTAATCGTGAAGGCCGTTATTTTGCGGACGGCGTAAAAGTTTGGGCTAAAGACTTTTTAAATGTTGAGTTAATGAGCTGGCAATATCACGTTGCTAGCGGTTTGTTAGCGCACGACGCTAACGGCGATTTATTGCATAGGCAAGGCCTGGTGAGTGTGGCTAGACAAAACGGTAAAAGTATTTTGCTGGCTGGGGTAGTTGGCTATTGGGCTACTGTTATGCCGAAGCTGCGCGGTAGGCCGCAAACGATTATTACTACGGCCCATAGATTAGATTTAGCTATCGAGTTATTTAACCAGGTAGCGCCGATATTAGAAAAAGAATTCGGGGCTATTTTGACTTGGGCCGTAGGCCGTAACGAAGCCAATTTACCAGACGGCACACGCTGGCTAGTTCGCGCTGCTACCCCTACTTCGTTTCACGGTCTTACAGCTGATTTAGTTTGCATAGATGAACTTTGGGCAGTTTCGCCAGACAGCGTAAGCGTAGGACTGTTGCCTACTATGCGTACCCGTAAAAGTCCGTTGCTGTTTATGACTTCGACAGCTGGCGACGAAAGCAGTAAAGAAATGCAGAAATGGCGTGAACAGGGTTTACGGGCAATAGACGAAAAAAAGGTTACGTCGCTATATTTCGCTGAGTATTCACCTAGTAGCGATATTGACCCAATGACGCCCGAAGCGTGGATAAAAGCAAACCCCGCTATAGGCAGCACGTTAACGCTGGACGTAATCGCGTCAGAAGCTGAACAGCCGAACCGTAACGCGTTTTTACGAAGTAGCGTAAATTTGTGGACGGCCAGCGCTAACGGCTGGCTGCAGCCTGGCGTTTTTGACAAACTGGTAACAGCTGACCCAATGCCTAAAGGCGGCGTACTAGCTATAGAACAAAGCCAAGACGAAGCCCGCTATGTAGGCGTTAGGGCTGCGCTAAACAGCAAAGGCCAAATACAGTTAGCCGTCGAATTTATTAAAGATACTTTGGCTGAGTGTTGGCAGGCTGTAGAAAACGCTTGCCAAGACCAAACGACGCGGCTACTTATTACGCCAGCGTTTGAAATGTCTTTACCTACAAAATTTGAACGCCGCGCTTCTATTGTCGGTAATCGAGAATTACAACGTTGGACGGTAGGCGCTAGGGCAGCGATTTTAGAAGGCAAAATACGGCACGACGGCAGCGCACTTTTAGCCCAGCACGTAGAACGGGCTGTAGCGGTCAAAAATCAAGGCGCTATTACTTTGTCTAGTTTGCGTAGTCCAGGCCCTATTGAGTTAGCCCGCTGTTTAGTGTTTGCGGTTGCTATGGTCAGCAAACCAGCCACGATAGGTAAGCCGTTAATTGTTAGTAACCGTAACGCTATTTAGTTTGTGTTTCGGCTAATGTGTAACGCGGGTAGCCGTCGAGTTTCTTAACTTTCTCGTAGGGTAACTGCGGCGGCTACCTACCACCAAAACTTTTATAAAGTGTGGCATACTAAACCAATGGCATTATTTACCCGCAAAACTGAACCAGCAAAAATAGTTAAAGCTGCCGCTGGTGCTGCGTCTAATCGAACAGGTAGTAATGCTGGTGCTTCACAAATCGGTAACTTTTATGCGTATTCGGACGGCGTTTTACGCCAACGTTTTATGCAAGTGCCGACAATATCCCGCGCACGTGATTTAATGGCGTCCGTTATTGGTTGCTTGCCGTTGAAAATGTATAAAGAAATGTGGAACGGCGAAGAAATGGAATTAGTACCCGAAGCGCCGCGCAGCTGGTTATCACGTATCGACAAAGGCGTAACAAATAATTTTATACTCAGTTTCACGCTGGACGATTTACTGTTTTATGGACGGTGCTTTTGGTATGTTACCGAGCGCGATAGTTCGGGCTACCCAAGTTCGTTTACTCGTCTACCTGCGGCAATAGTTACAACACAAGACCAGGCAGCAACTAACGGCGTTTGGTTCGGCCCGTCTAAACAGGTTTTATTTCAAGGCCTACCAATTCGCTACGAGGACTTAATACAATTTTTAAGCCCGATACAAGGTTTAATTTATACTGGCGCTACTTCAGTCGATACAGCGCTAAAACTAGAACAGGCCCGTAACCGTAACGCTTCAAGTTTGCAACCAGCCGTAACACTTCGTCAAACTGGCGGCGAACCAATGTCCCCGCAAGAATTACGTGATTTAGCGCAAGCATACGACGAAGCGCGTTTCGCTTCAGCTACAAGCGCAGTTAACGAATTTGTAGAAGTAATACCAAATATGGCAACGCCCGACAAAATGCTGTTAATCGACGCTGCAGAGTATCAAAGTAAAGAAATAGCACGTTTGGCCAATGTCCCCAGCTACTTAGTTTCCGTCAGCATAGGAAATTACAGCTACGTGAGTAGCGCTGAAGCTTCGCGCGATTTATATACGTTTGGCGTAAAACCTTATATTGACTGCATACAAGAAACGTTAAGCGCAAATAACGTACTGCCACGCGGGACGGTAGTACGCTTCGACATTGAAAGTTATTTAGAACAGCAAGAAAAAATGAAACCAGAAGAAGCCGAAGAAGTAGAAACGGTAGAAATAAATGATTAGATTAGTGCCGCAAGATTTAAATTTAGACGCTGCGCCCGCTGGCGAGAAAATGCCCCGTAGAACGTTGGCGGGCGTAGCGGTTCAGTACGAAGTCGAAGCCGTAGTTTCTGACGGTCAAAAAGTGAAGTTTGCCAATGGTGCTTTGCCGTTAGAAGGCAAGAAACCAAAAATGTATCTTTACCACGATAGTTCTATGCCTATAGGCATTGTGGAAAGCCGCGAACAAGTAGGCGATACCGTGTTATTTGAAGCCCGCATTAGCGAAACCCGCGCAGGCGACGAAGCATTACAATTAGCAAAAGACGGCGTTTTAGATAGCGTTTCGGTAGGTATTTTGCCAGTCGAATTTAGTTTCGACGAAGTTGGCACAATGATTATTACAAAAGCCGACTGGCAAGAGTTAAGCCTTTTGCCTTACGGTGCTTTTGAAGCCGCTAAAGTTGAACGGGTGGCTGCGAGTATCCACCAAACAGAACCAGAAGTAGAGTTAAATAGTAAACAAGACCCAGAACAAGAGGTAACAAAAATGAACGAACCAGTAGAAACCCCGCAAGTAATCGAAGCTGCAGCCGTACACACTGTTTACGCGCAACCTAAAAAACTTCGTTTGCCTTCGACTTCCGAATATATCGCTAGCTATGTACGCGGCGGTTCAGATTTCGCACAACTTAACGCGAACATTAACGCGGCACGAATTGAAGCCGCGCCAGGCGTCGCACCATACGTAAATACTGAATCGACGCCAGGCATTTTGCCCGAAATTATCGTGGGCAGCGTCTACGATTCGCTTAACCCAATTAGACCATTTGTTAGCGCTATCGGTACTCGTGCTATGCCGACAGCGGGCGCAACATTTCGCCGACCAAAAATTACAACACGGCCAACAGTTGCACAACAAGCCGACCAATTTGACACGCTTACCGCGTCAACTGTCCAAGTGTCCAACACGGATATTTCCAAACTAAGTTTCGGTACATACGTAACAGTCAGCGAACAAGATTTAGACTGGTCAGACCCTGCAAGCATTGACATTATTTTGAACCAGTTAGCTATCGCTTACGGTCAAGCAACAGATAACTACGCTGTCGATACTTGCCACGCTGCAATTTCACAAACCGCAAGCGTTGCAGATACAGCCGTAGGCGCTGATTGGGTAGCCGCAATTTATGACGGCGCACGACAAATTAGCGCAACTTCAAACTATCTACCTACTCATATGTTTGTAACGCCTGCTAGCTGGGCTGCGCTTGCTTCGTCAGTAGACGACCAAAACCGACCAGTATTCCCGTTTGTAGGTGCGCCTAACCTTATGGGTCAAAACGCCGCTGGTAATTCGTCAGCTACAAGCTGGAACGGCAACCCGCTAGGCCTGGTACTTGTCGTTGACAAAAACGCGCCAGGTTCATTTATGGGCCACGCAGCAGGCCCAGCCGCAGGCTTCGAGTTCTACGAACAGCAAAAAGGCGCAATTTCAGTAGACGTACCAGCCACACTTGGCCGCACTATTGCCTTCAGAGGTTATGCAGCTTCGTTTATGGCAGACGCTACCAAGTTCGTTAAGTTCGTTTAACGACTAGAAAGAAGGCCAGCTATGGCCGTCTATTCGGTCAAACAAAAATATTTAACCGATAATTACGCAGTAGTCGTACTTGTAACTAACGCCGACCCGTTAGAAGTAGGGCAAAGCGTAACTATCGCTGGCGTCGACGCAACCTTTAACGGTACTTATACCGTTGCCGCGTTGCCCGAATATTATTTTACTGGCGTAGACGAACAAGGTTTTTTTATCTACGACATAGAAACGCCAATACTCAACCAAGTTTTATACGCAAAAACAGCAGATAACGTAACCATAGTTGCAGCAACAGGCACACTAACTACAACGCCCGTTTGCACGTGGATAACTGCAGGTCAAATAGAGGACTGGTTAGGTATCGGTACAGCTACGGCAGCCGATACAACATTTTTAACACAATGCGCGGCAGCTGCAAACAATTTTTGTTACGCCAGAAGGCGCGAAGCAGGCTACAAAAACGAAAGTTTAACTACCGTGCCAAATGGGGCAGTTAGTTTAGGAACGATTATGTATGGCGGCGCGCTATATCGTCAACGCGGCGGCGTACAAGATTTTGCGTCGTTTGACGGTTTAGGTACAGCTAATAGTTTTGGTTTGTCGCCAATGATTAAACAGCTGTTAGGCGT